CGTGTAGCTTCGTTCCTCTTAGATTCAAGTTCTTTAGCTTTATTACGTCTAGCTTCTTGCCATTTAGGCAATTCGAACATATCATCATCATTTATTAATTGCTGTATTTTACGATCATACGCTTCTAACTGTATTGCGTCACTATCAGTTTGATTAGCAAGCAATTCAGCATTTTGAGATTTAAGCGTAGTAGCTTCTTCTGCAAGTGCCTTAGCTTCTTTTAGCTGTGCACTGGCTTCAATGGATTTCTTGTTAGAGCTTTGAGCAGTCTGATAACCTTTAATTAACTCAGCCATAGATACAGTCGACTCTTCACCATCAATCTTGACTGGTACTTCATATTCCATATCTAGTTCTTCGCCATCATCTTCTACTTCTTCTTCAGAGTCATCTGCGTCTTCCTCAGTCTCTTCTTCTTCAGTTTCTAGATCATCGTCATTACTTTCGTCTTCTAATAGTTCAGTCTCGGGCGCCTCAGCTTCATCACTCTCTGCTGCTTCCTCCACTTCGTTATCAATATCTTCGCTGGGTAGATCTTCTTTTGGTTTGTCACCAAAGAACTCGCCCGCTAGACCTTCTAACATTACATCTGCATCAACCAAATTTACATTAACATCCCGACTATTTGTTAGGGTAGTTTCTAAATTCTCTGACATTATATAATCCTCCTATAGATTATTCTTTATTTGGTAGCAGCTTTCTTAGTAGGTGCTGCTGCCTTATTAACCTTTTTAACATCCTGTTTTTTAGGCTCACGCTCAATTACATCTTCAAGGCGTGCAATAAGAATCTGCACCGAAGTAAGTTTTTCGAGTAGTTGTCTAATAACGGGACCGTGTCCCCCACGACCTGTCGCGCCGCGCATTTCACGTAATATATTTCTTTGTTCTAACTTGAACATTTCCAAGTCACTCAGTGTAAACTCATCCATTTAGATCCTCCTGTTCTTTTTTGAATGTTTCATTATCGCCAGCAACCGCTAACGACTCTATTTCTTTCTTCACATCCGTTAGCGCTACGACAGTATTATAAATAGTCTCTCGTAGCTCTGTTTGATGTGAACCTGTCTGACTCCATGCCGCTAAATACTTTTCTTTAACTTTCTCAAAGATTAAATCATAAGCTTTATTACTTATAATCATCTTGGCATGAGCCCCTAGTTCTATCTTATCCATTTGACCTCCGTTTCATGAATTAATTACCAATCTTAGTAGGTTTCCCTGTTTGTATTTCTAAAGCAATCTCTGCCTTGTCTTTAGCAACCATATGCTCGAACTTCTCTCTATCCAATTCCATATCAGCTTGTTTCTTCTGGATATCAGCCATTTGCTTTTGCAGAGTCAACATAAGTTTCTGTTGTTCTATTTCCTGCTCTTTCTGTTCTTCAGCATTTGCCGCCTGTTGTTGTTGAGCTACAGCTTGTGCTTGCTGTTGACCTTGTGGTGTTGCTGGATCAACAATAAAATCAGTCCAGTTTTCGATACCTATCGAATCCATCATTTGCTTAGCGATGTTAAACCCTGAAGCAGGATTAATAACACTCTTAGTTTCTGGGGTTTGATATAACATTGGCATAACTTGTGTAGCTAACATCATCATATTTTCTTGGGTGTTAGCTTTACTGTTAGGACCAACATCTATGTCTACGGTACAGTTCTCAATAGGCATTAAATCTTTAGACGTAACACCATAGTATGAAAAGTCGTTCATAATTGCATCCGCATTTTCTAATACTAAATTATATACGCCCCTGCATAAATCTTTAAAACCAGTTTCAGCAAATCTACGCGCTACATAAGCAATACGCTTTTGTGAAGCTGCCTGTACTTGCGCAACTTTACCTGCTGAGTTACCAGAATCAAACAGTTTTTCATTTACACCTTGAGCCGCACGCGTCATACCACTAGCTTGCTCTTTCTCATTGTTCATAAATTCTAACAAGGAGAACGTCGAAGGTGACAGAGAATCCGGGGTAATCGGTTGCACTGCTGCAACAGGACTACCATTAGTAGGGATAATCTGGTGAGGTTCGGGGCTCTGAAGTGCACGGAAATCCACCGTGTTGGGATCTGCAAGAACTCGACCATAATTTGTCAAGTATACATTTTCTACCATACCTCGAGTAATAGCCGTTTTAATCTCTGTAGCTGATCGAGTTACGTCTGCTATAGACAACCCGTAGAAGGCGTATGGAATCTCAATAGGATTTAAATTAGCCAAAGGTATACTATCAGCATACTCTTCTAATAAAATCTCATCACCGGCCACTATGACCCTCTTCAACTCAGCGATACCATCGCCATCTCTGTCAATCTTCATCCAGACTTCGTTAACAGTAATTTCCCTGTTAGCCGTGCCTAAAATATCTTCCTCTTCGCCTACCCAGACATTATTTACTGACTGTCTGCTAGCGCCTTCCCCGTAGTTACCTTTAAGACCCGCAAAAGATTCCGCGCCTTCTGTCGCCAAGTCATCTGGTACATCAAATCCTTGTGTGCGAAGATCAGATAAAGATACTTCAGTTTGGATTCCTACAAATGTAGAATTAGCTATTGATGTAGCTGTTCGGTTAATCATAAAAGACTCAGGTGGAATATTTTCTAACTCTATTTTGGACGTATCTACCTTGCGTCTAATTTTAGCTAGCTTATAATATTCAACTTCTTCGCCTTCAACTATTTCTGATGCAGTATTTAACTCAATTATTTCGACATCTTTTTCTGCCGTAATAACATCGAGTTGTTCTGCAGTTATATTCTCGTATTCCTCCACTTTGTGCTCAGAAGATTCTACCCACTTCCAGCGAATAGTTGCATTCTTAAATAACAAAGCACTCTTAATCCACGTATTTAGTTCCACCCAACCATTATTCTTAACAAAGATACAATGGTTAGTAATATCGGAAGCTATGCCCGCGGCTTTAGACTGCGTTGGATCCATTGGGTTGAATTTAGCTATCCTGCCATTGCTTAACATCAATTCCGAGATAACCGCTAGATACGAATCTACAATTTCTACAGTATCCGATGTTACAACCTTAGAAACTCCCATTGGCGCTAACCTACCCCTTGGCTGTTGGGTGTAGTAGTCAATAGCCTCTTCTCTTGCATCTGATATTTCAGAACCATCAGAGAATGAACCTACTGACTGATGAATAGCGTCATTAATGAGACCCGTCAGCTCTTCATCTGTTATTTTATTAATATTTTTCGACATAGTGTCTCCTAAATCCAATTGTTATTAGTTTCTGGTATATACATATTACCAAATCCTATTCTATCATTTGTTAACTTATCAATATGCGTTCGATAAACTTCGCAAGCAATAGCTAAAGCCATTACTGAATCATCGAAACATCCGGGGCTTGCGCCAGTTGTGCCCCTATCATCAGATAAGTAATCTTTCAATTCTTGAATAATTATTGAAGATTTAATATCTAACTCTTCTTCAAATAACCAATTCTTTAAGTTGCCTATGATAGCAGGTTTGGATGCACTAGTTGTTCTAAAACCTAGTCTTATCCCCTCTTCATTTGATATGTTGGCAATCTTTGTTTGAAAGTACATATTAACGTAATTCATATCTTTCAGTTTTTGAAGAGTAGCCACACCCATTGAATTAGATTCAACAGCCAAAAGTGCATTATTGAAATAGCGTCCTAAATAAAATAATTCCTTGCCAAAAGCAGCAGGATCTATTCTGCTATTACGGTATAAACCGACTACTTCTCTTTTTGAGTTCATAACTACAGCAGCGCTATAATCTTGTCCTACCCCAAGAGCAACATCAGCCCCAATAATATATTTCTCTTTGAAACTAGGGGCCTCCCATATTTCAAGGTGCCCTTCTCTCTGATCATCCCAAGACATCATCTTAGGATTAAAACTTCTTATACTTGCAGCAGATTCAATTTTTAATTTTTCAATCTTTTCAATATCAAATACATTAGCACCCGATACCTGGAATGCTTCTTCAGAAGTCGCGGGATATTCCTGGGCAAACTTTGTTGCACCAGATTCACCAATCTTCATTCTCCTCCAATAAAGTTGGTCATTAGTTAAATTATATAATTCAACCAATGCATCTTCTTCCTTGGTCCGTACGAAATCTCCGGAAACTTCCATAGTATATTCTAATGTCATATACCAGGGTAAAAATACTGGAACATAGTCATTTAAACCTTGTTCCGCTTTCTTCCACATTTCATAGAAAGAGCCAGTAGCACCATTAGCTGTAGATTCTAGAATTATTTCAGTGCCATCAGCACTAGAAACCCCCTGGAATAGACCAGCTAAGATTTTCTCTTGATTCTGCCAAAATGCTACTTCAGAACAGTGTAGAATTGTTGGGGTTGTACCGCGCCCAGCCTCAGGCGAGCCCGCTGTATACAATCTAAATCCTGAGTCATTATGCGCAAACTTTATTTCTTTTGCATTAGACTTAACTAATTCCGGAGCCGTATCACCTGGCATTCTTTCAATAAATTGTTTGCTCATTGTAAATAGAGCATCAGATGTTGCGCTATCATGCGCTAATACCACTGATCGAGTGTAAGGGGTATATAAAGTCTTCCAAAATACTCTTCCAGCTGTGTATGTAGATATACCTTGCTGACGAGCTTTAAGAATTATTACCCTTACCCTACCTTTCTCTTTTAACTGTTTTTCAACAGCTTTGTGTATTTTTTGTTGTGCCCGATTAAACTTAAAAGGTATATAACCTTGTGCAGCATCTTTAGTGATGATCTTTAATCGATCTCCTGAAAACTTTTTAAAGTCATTTTTGTATCTTAAATCTTTCTTTTTCTTAGCGAGAGCTTTGCGTATTTCTATTTCTTTTGCTAACTTTAATTTATATTCTTTACTATCTTTATCCATAATTACCCTCCAGCTCATATGATAATAGTTTTAAATTAGATGGTTGGTTACTCAGGCTGATGCCAACCGTCACCATTCGGAGGGACCCAAGTTTTTAAGCTATTCTTTCTTCTCCGCTTTTATTTCGTGTTACTTGGATAACTCGCTCGTTATATCCTTGTCTAACAATTTCCAGATAATACCAGCAGCGATAATGCCCGCTAGTCCCGCGTTACCAAGCGTCCAAACTATATCTAGTATACTTCCGATAACGTTCCCAGTTAGGAATGCTACTTGGCTGCCAAATATAACTTGTAGTACAATTGATAAACTAATTAACTTAATGCCTACATCTATCGCAGCATCAGCACCATTCTTTATTTTTTCTAACATAATTTAACTCCTTCTAATTAAAAAATCCTCCGGTTTAGTCTCCTAAGCCTCCGCGCTTTCTTACTATAACTTTTATTTAAAAGTCATTCATTTTTTGGTTCCAAGATATTTATTATATAAAGGTACCAATTTCTTTCTAAATGCAAAACCTGCCACTGCCGCGAATATAATAAAACCTATTACACTCTCCATGTTACTCTCCTAAATGTTTAAAAAATCGTTTAAAGTATTCTGGATCATCATCTCTTGATTTGTCCGAACCTTCTCCCCATCTCCAATACTTAATC